TGTATCAACTGTTGCAATAAATCGTAGTGCGTCTGCAGCATCTACTGTGTTATCAGCAGGCACTGGCAATGCAGCAGGTGTAGCAATAGCGGAATTGGTTGTGTTAGCAGTTCCGTTTAGAGATACAGCGACTGTCATTACAGCAGCACTTGCAGGTGTTGCGATAAATGTACCCATAGTCATGGCTGCAACCACGGCTAGAGCGATCTTTTTAAATGAATTCATTTTTCTCCTTTTATATTCATTATTTATATTTTTATATTGTTTTAAGCCTATCCAAGTAGTTTTCAATCTCCTCTATTTGGCTAGGTTTATATTGTATCACGTTCTCAGGAAGCGTGTCAACTTTACGTGGCTTATCTTTAAATGTATGGACCTCAACTTCAAGGTTTGTGTCTTTGGGGGTATACGATATCGCCCCAAAAATAGCACCACACACAGCATCCGCTAGGTCTTTAGATAATTTTCGTGGATGATCTACATTTTTTCCATTTTTAGTTATTTTTAATTCTGTAAGTTCTTCAAATAAAAGTTCTATAGATGGCATAGCAAGACGTTCTTCATATACCAACATTGCCATATCTTCATATTGTTTTTTAGATACAGATACTGTATCGGTTTTTATTCCTACAGACTTAAGTTCATTTTGAATATCAAATGATTGCCACCTATCAAAAGTCACCATTCCTATATTAAATCCTAGTCTCCTAAGATTTTGTATCCATTGTTTAACCTCAGATAGATTAACTGGACCTTCAGTTTTTGGTTCCCACCAAGCAACTGCATCTACAACTACAACTGGAGATATTTCTTCATAATTTTTAATAACTTGAACGCTTACCCATTTATCTACGTGTGCAATAGCAACAGCACATTTGTCATGTCTTTGTGCAAGGTCAGCATGCACATAATAAACTTTATCTGGATCAGGCTTAAAACTTGTTTCAAATCTTCTAAACTGATCTAATGGATTTCTAATGGTCATACATGAACGAACTTTATCCGCCTGCTTAAAAAATGCATCAGACGCATAGGTAGGAACACAAGCAAAACGCATCATGGCATCGCCAAGATCTGTCATAAAAGCAATTTTAAAATCATCAACCTTTCTAGTTGGGTTAACCTCCCAAGTGGCTCTTTTTAATGCAAAGACTCCTGGGTATTTATAAGAACTTATCTCATCATAATCCCAAGATATTTCAAACCAATTATCTGGATCATCTTCTGGAAGCAATGGATTAATTATATATCTGTGTGTTTTTGTTATAGTTTCTTTTTCTGCAATTACTGCTTCATACCGTTCAGAAATATAGTCTCCATTATATCTAGGGAATGAAAGCAAAACAACCTTACCCAAATCAGGAAAACGAGAATCTACTGAGCCACGAAACGACTTGTAGATGTTTTCAGATGTCTTTCCCTGCTCATTGCCAGTTGCAACTTCAGATGCAAAACCAGAAATTTCATCAAGAACTGCAAGTAAAAGGTTTAACCCTTCATGCGATTCTCTTTCGGAATGTCCAGAATAAACCGTAATTGATTTGTTAAATCCCATTGAGTCTACCTTTGCTTCATATTTTCCAGCAAACCAGGGAGACTTTTCAATCTTTGTTTTAAAACCTTTAAAGAAAACATTCTTTGCCTGTTGTGCGTTAATGGCAACATTAATTAAATCTATCGCATCCCCACTTGGTTTTCCAAAATATCTTGCAGGATCTTTAAGACATAACAATTTATAGACAATATAAGCACAAGCAACAGTAGAGGTGAAGTCCTTTCCACTACCCTTTCCAAGTTGCAAAATAATTTCGTTCTTTGTATATTTTTCATAATATTCTTCTCCTTCTTTTTGCCCCATCAATTCTTGCAAATCTTCTTTACGATATATTTGACTCATGGCCTGAACAATGTCGTATTGTATATCAGACAATTTTGGCTGTCCTAAATAATCTGCAGACTCAACAAATGTTACTACGTCTACTGGAATTTCTTCAAAATGATTATCTTTTAACGCTTCAAGAAAATCATTAAACGTCGTGGACAATTGTAATTACCTCATCTTTTTTGGCAATATCAGAAAGCCTACGCATAATTTCGTCACGAACATCTGGATATTCTGAGGCTATGTCACGAAGAATAGCCATCAGTACGTCTTGTTTCTTTTCAATTTGCAACATTTCTTCTGCCAGTTCTTTGTTTTCAAGCAGCCCTGCCTTTTGAAGCATGTCAATTCTTTTGGACTCAATATCCATTACTAGTTTAATTGCTTGTGTTTTTGCGCCAAGATTATTGTTTAGTGATGCCTCGTCAATAACTTCGTATGACTTAGAAATCAGTTTATTGTAATGTGTATCAGCAATAGCCAATGCTTCTTTAGCACGAGCACGGATTGCGTCATTAGCGGAGGCCATGACCTTCCATTCGTTTATATGTTGGACAACACGACCTCTTGGGATTTCTAAATCTTTAGATATTTTTGTTGGATCATTACCCTTAAGATATTCACCAACGACAGTATTTAACTCATCAAGATGATTAATTAAGTCTTCTTCAGTTGACATTTTCATCCTTTGCTATCTTTAATAATACCAAATATCCAATTAAATCATCAATATCGTTATCTCCAACATATTCTGTACCACGCATAATCCTGCTTAATTTGTCATCAATACGAACATGCAACTGTTCTCTTGCGTCTGCCTTACTAAAAATACGAATAGGTTCTAATGCAGAGTTTCCATATGAAATGTTTTTTCTGATAAGCATGTGTGCAAGATTTAGGCAGGCATCAAGAATCTGTTTTCCAGCACTAGTGCCAACAGTAAGCAAATATAGATCGTTAAAATTAAAAACTTTTGAATCAGGGAATACTGGCTTTAGACTCATCTCTTTGACCTCCTTAATCCAAATTTAGCAAGATACACGTAAATAGTTTCCACGCTTACCCCGCATTCTTTTGCTATGGCCTCTGGAGATTTTTTATCAATATGATATCTCTTTTTAAGCCACAATTCGCTTGTGTATAGTTTAGCAGACATAATATTAATTGTCAACTCCTTTCATATACCGTTATCCTCCATATATTTCAATCTCTCTGTGTATGAGTCAAACGCAGGCCCACCTTCATTTTCCATGTTCATAATGTCATAATGATATGCATCCGAATCCTCTGTGACCCATTTAGAGGCATCCTCAACATCCCATTTACGATTAGAATTAATTAATCTATGAATCAATGGCTTACCAATCTTTGTAGTAAAAGATGGTTCCAATATAAATACACGGTTGTTAGGTTGAATCGCAAAGTTTCCGTCGTCTCTTTGAATAACATGACCACACTTATGTTGTCCAGGAGTTTCCGAATACCCATCATCTAAACTATTACCATCCCCACCGTACCAGTCAAGAGTAAATAAATATTTACCACTTATCTTAGTTTTAGTTCTATCAGTATAATACATCTTCAAATTTGTAAGCCCCGAAAATTTTGTGACGGTAACAAAAGGACTAAACGAATTCCACAATACTAAGTTATGTATATCTTCCTCTGGTACTCCAGGCTCAGTACAAAAAGCACTAACAGGCATTCTCCACCATAGTCCACCATCTTCCATCATAAAGTGAAATAGTGGGCTTCGGTTTGGTACGCTGGATACGCCAAATATTACACAAGGGAAATATTGCTCATGACTATCTTTTTGATTTCTTAAATAGTTTCCACGAACATAGCATTCAATAGGTGGGATGTTGGCGTTTAATTCTGGCATTATTGCACTGCCTTTTCCCAATTATTTATTGCCCAATGACCGATACCTGCTGAGTCTGCAACATCGTTGTCTGTTATTTTTTTATCATAAAAAATACCTAATAATTTTATTGTTCTTTGCTTTCTAAATTCTCTTTCGTATGCCTTATACCATGATAATGATTTACCTGGATTGGCAGATCTAATCTGCAATTGCTCTTCTTTAGTTAATTTTTTGTTACCTAAATACGATTGCCAAGTTATTGGAGATACTTTTCCAATAATTTTAAGATTAGACAAACCTGCGCCACCTATAATTGCTCCCTGTACAAGAGCAAGATCTGCTGCAGTTTTGGGGGAATTCATAAAAACCGTATGCTCAATAACAATAGCCTCAACTAAATTATAATAATCAAATAAGGCTTTTGTTTTTTTAGTAGCATCAATAACTTTAGTATAAATATCTTTGCCCTCAAACATGATCTTTCCGTGATCTGTTAATCTTTTATACGAGTATATGGTAAATGCTAAACTACTTGTGCTGGCATCAATTGCACAAATAACACCAGGCTGAGTAGACAACTCTGGCTTAAAATATCTATCTGTTTCTTTTGCTCTTGTCATTTGACAAATCCTTAATTTCCTTGATTGCTTTTTTTACATCTATTGGATTTATAGAACATCTTGTGCATAGCAAATCATCGTTATATATTGATAACCTAGATCCACAATCTCTACACATTCTATTTTTTCCTTTTCTTTTTTGTCTTTTTGTTTGTATGTATCTTTGTGCAATTTTTTCTTTAGTAGCAGTCTCTCTACATTGTTCTGAACAATATATTTGATATGAAACTATTGATTCAAAGTCATTGTCACACCATTTACAATTCTTCATCTTTTAGCAACTCCAGAGGTTTAATTTTAATTACCCCTGTCTCTGCTTCAGCGCATGCTTTTTGAATTGGACAAACCTTACATGTTTTAGAATTAGATCTATATGGCTTCTGTGGAAGTTCCTTATTTTTCCAACTCTCGTATACTTTTTTATCCAATCAAATGCCTGGTCTACCCACCGACGGTAATGATCGTTTACTAATACTGGTAAAGTTAACAACTTATGATCATTTTTATTTTCATAAATTATAACACCCTTGCCAATTTTCCAAACCTTCATATACATTAATAACTGCATAAGATGAGCCAACTTGGGATTTCTAGTTCTCTTCTTATACTCAAATCCATCACTAGATATTACTTTAATTTCTCCAATGACACGTTCTTCGTTTATATTTAACATTACATCGCCATAACCATCAAATGGTGGATCTTCTGTTTTTACTCTAAACTCCATTGCTGGGTGTGTTTGTTTGTTATATTTTCTTTCTAGAGGATCAAACTCCATTGTTTCATCAAGAAGACCAGATGCTTTTATTGCTTCTTGAATTCTTTCATGACCCAAAGATCCATTAGTCCTATTTGCAACTCCATATGCGTCTGAATTGTCATAATGCACTGCTCCATCAAAAGCAAGATACCAGTATCTAGGACATTCTCCAGCACCATAAGTTAATGCAGATGCAGAAAAATTACTTTTTTTAGTAAACTTTGGTTTTGTTTTTGTCATATATCCAGAATTTATTTTGTCAATTATTCCGTCAACAAAACTTACATCTTCTTGTGATACATTTTTCTTTTTCTTTGGATCTCTTGTCATTACTTGTTGTAATAAATTTTTAGCCATGTCTTATTCCTTTGTTTAAATTAATTATATCAGATATCAGCGAATTATGTATTTTAGTGCAGATACTAGATTATTTATTGACTCTGCTGCAGTGTAATATATATTTTTTTTACTGCGGTTAGACTTATCCACGTTGGCCATCCAAGTGGCACGTAGTGCCATTTTAGATGCTATTGCCTGAAGTCTAACGATTTCTAAAGTGGCAACATTCATAGGAATGTCTGGCTTTAGTATTAGTTTTGCAATTACAGTAAGTGCTGTAGTCAGTTCTTCATCTTTCATGTACTCTGATATTTCTGAGAGTCCATTTATCATTTCTATTGTAGTTTGTTGTTGTTCCATTATCCCATCGATTCTGTTGATATTCCGTCTTGTAAACCATCTTTTGCCCACAAATTAAAAGCAGCCTGCATGTCTGTCCTTGCTTGTAATTTATCTAAATACTCTTTTCTTTTCTCTGGATATTTTTCTGGATCTATTGGATTTTCTTCCTTGGTAAATCTATAACTATTAATAGGA